ACGGGTCTCGTTGGTCTGGATCTTGATTTGCCCCATTAGGGTGTTTGCCCATCCAGGAGGCGCTGGTGTCGAGAACATTGAGGTCTCGCGTTTTGCCCTGCTGTCTATTGTGCCGATGGTGCCGCGTTGGATTGGTAATGCCTCGAAACTTCTGTTAACATCTTGAGGTGAGGCAAACGCTTCTTGAAAACTGGCTTTTAATATTGATCCCTTGCCTCCTAGTGTTTGAAAGAAGCCAGTTAATCCATCTTCCATGGTTGCAGCATCTTTAGCGGCACGCTCAACTGCGTCTGCAAAGAAGTTGATCTCAGGCACTGCTGAAAGAATAATTGTGCGCTTTATCTCGTCGAATCGATCAGCCAATTTTCCAATAGAATCGATTTGATCTTTTGAGATCAGATTGATCGGACCAATCTCCTTGATCTTGGCCATAGCACCCGCGGCCTTGAATGCCTTCTCACCCAGGATAGCGATCATGGCAGCCTGTGTCTGGGCGCTGTTTCCTGCATCCTTGTGCGCTTGGCCCATCCTAGAAATAAGGTCGATGTTCGAGATGCTCTTGTCGTTAAGTTCAGCGACTGAAAATCCAAGTGCTCTAAAGTATTCCCTGGCCTTTCCTCCCTCCTCAATAGCCTTCAGGCGCTCTTGGCTGACCGCTGTGATCGACTTGGCCATGGCCTCGAAGGAAACACCTGTCTGGCCTGCCAGCACCTGCAGACGCTGCACGTCGTCGGTGCTGATGTTGAGTTGCTCGGACAGGTCGCCGATGGCGTCGACTGTCTGAATCACCTTGGAGACAAAGGCGCCGATGGCAGCGACGGATAGCGCCGCACCGAGCTGAGATCCTACCGATTGCCGGAACTTGTCGGTCGTGCTCGAGGCTCTTTTGAGGCCGCTTTCGTAGGCCGAACCGTCCAGGCCGAGCTTTGCGATGAGTGAGAAAATGGCCATTTGTTAGTTCCTTACTGTCTCCCGTTCTTGACCCAGGCGCCAGAGGGCATCGTTCTTATCATTCCACAACTCGACCTGACCGTGCATTTCGGCATTGGTCAGGAAGAACCTTTCGGCATCGGTCACCGGCATATTGAGCACCGTCTCCTCAGTGAATCCAATGTCGACCAGGCCAACCAGCAGCCTTTCAGGCCATGGCATAGCTGCCTCCCTGGATCCTGCACCCGGCTGCCGTAGAACTTCTGGGCAGTCGGATTTGTCGCCGATCCACTCCTGGAGGATTTGGCACTCCTTCACTATGTCGGACTTGCTGACCTTCTTACGCATCAGCCGGAGCGGCACCCACCGGAACACCGAGGCCATGGTCTTGATCGACTCCTCGGCGGATTGGCTGCACACGACGACAGCCTCGACCAGGTCGTTAGCGGTGGCCCGGCCTCCGGTGACGAATGGTGATCCCAGGCGGTGCAGCAGGATGGCGTGACCGACAGTAAAGGGCACCATGCGGAGCCCGATCACCATCGGACAGGCCTTGGCTGTTGCGCTTAGGATGGCGGCCAGGCTGCTCACACGTTCAGGGCGATAGCGGGGCCGGTGGTCAGGTTCTTGTACTTCTTGACCGTGATCGAGACCATAGCCTTGCCGCTCTGGGTCATTTTAACCGAGCCACCGCCGGCATAGATGAACCGGCCACTGACTAGGGTGTTTAGGATATTTGCGGTTCCCATCATTGAAATGATTGGGGCGCCAGTAATCTCCACGGTGCCATTGACCGGTGCCAGTGAACAGAAGGCCACGGGATCGCCTGCAAGGGCACCAGATGGAATCAGGTTCAGGTTAAGGGTCACCCGTTCGTTGTAGCCGATGTGACCGACCACTTCTCCAGCGCTGTTGCGAACCTCCTCAGTGTCGGATTCGTGAGTGATGTCGTAACTCTCAATCGACGTCAGAGCCGTAAATACAGCGGTTGTGTTGTTGATGCCATACATGGTCACCGAAGCCGGTGAGCCAAATTGATATACGAGTCCTTGTGAATTAGCCATGTGTGTGTGGTTAGATGGTTGCCGAACAAAAGAGGGTGAAGGTCCGAGTAAACGTCCTAGACCGATTAGAGATTGAGGATGCCCCAAAGTCCAGAGGGGCGGCGAACTGAGCGGTAAACGGGCCGCTGGCGTCGTTTGCTCCGGCATCGAGGGCAGAGGCCCCGGCGTCGTCGAAGAGTGGCAGGATCCGATTGTCTAGCACCCGGACGGTGGTCAACATTGATGACTCGTCGGTGTCGTCGGCCGAGAGTTGAAGCTCGACAGCGATCTCGACCTCGCAGGTCAGGTCGGTGCGCTGCATTGGCCTGGCCGAGTTAGTCGAGACAACCAGCCTCGGGAAGTTGGGCATGACGTCCTGGTCGTCCGGGTCGTCATAGAGGCCGCGGCTGTAGGACGTGAGACAGGTGGGTGTTCCGGCGCCGGAGGCTGACCAGTTGGCGGCCGCCAGGTAGTCGGCGACTGCGAGTTCTGCTCTTAGGGCTACGGCGTTCATTTGATAGAAATTCCGTTATCTTCGAGCACCTTGCCGTTAGCCAGGAGGGCCTCGGTCATGTGGTTGGTCATCTCTGTCGTCTCGTCGTCCATGGCCTTCTGCATGGCCGTGTTGTAAATTTCAGATACCCGGTTGTATTGATTGTCTGCAACACCTGTACGCATCGAAACGAAAGCGGTGGGATTGAATCCAGGAACCGCCTGAAATCCATGTGCAACGGTGCCTTTGTGAATGGCCACGTTTTCCTCCTGTAAACCGTACTGGTTGGCCATGGCTACAAGAGCGGCGTTTGGTTTCTTTTTGGCCCTGTATCCTGGAGGTTTTACCAACGGCACCCACTTGGAGGCAGAGTATTGGCTAAATCCGCGGTTGTAGATGCGGATTGATTTCACCACCGCACTGCGAAGATATCCGACTGATCCAATGGCTTTCCGCATGAACGATGACGCCGCTTTCTTCATCGTCTTTCCGTATAATCCTCCAGAAAAATTCTTGGTTGGATCCTTGGCTGCCCTTGCTTGGACAATCAAATGAAGCCTTTTTAGGATTCTTGAGGTTCCAACACGCTTGCCGGTCTTCTTGCTCTTCCGATTGATGTCACCGACAGGTGTCCCTAGGTAGTCGGCTATCCGGCGACGCTCCTGGCCTGGGCTCTTGGGTGGCACCAGGACGAACAGCCGAACCATCAGGTAGAAGAACCGGCTGTTGATGGCCTTGTGAAGATCGCGCGATGTCGTCAGCAGATACTGCTTCATGGCAAGATCGAACTTGCCACTGTCAACCGTCATGTTGACTCCAAATTTCACTTGGTCTTGGCCCCCAGCTCGAGGTTGTAGTAGGCGCCGGAGGCATCCACACGGCAGGACAGGATGCGGAGGGTGCGGCCTTGATAGACCAGAGTCCTACCGACCACCGGCCGAGGCCTGCAGAAGGTCAGGGCGATTCGGTCGCTGTTCTCCTGGAGGATGAACTGGCCGTCCTCCTTGAGTAGCCTGGAGAAGGTCGTCCCCTGGTCGAGCGTGTAGAGCGTCGAATCCATTGAGACCAGCGTCGAATCGCAGGTCTTCCAGTCGGAGAACATGACCAGGATCCTAGAGGTCACGTTGTCCTGGAACCCACCGGAGATGGGCACGTTGGCATCGTTGACGGCAGCCGGGATGCACCGGATCGACGAGCCCTCCCAGATGAACATCGGCGCCCCCAGCATTTGCTGGAGCACCGCCATGCCCTGCTGGAGACTCGAGCCGATGGTGGTCATCAGGTGGTGAAGTAAGTGCCGGAGACTATGAGCCGGCTGGTGGCCTGGAGATGGGCGGCTAGGCTAGCGGCGGCTCCGTTCTCGAAGTGCGACAGCTCGAGGTAGCTGGTGCCGGCGATTAGGCGAGCGATGATGGCGGTCTTTGCTTGGTTGGTGCCGTTAGTCAGCCACACCGCGGCGGCGGCCTCGTAGGTGATGGCATCAGGCAGCGACAGTCGGAGGTTGCCCGTGGCAGATCCAGTCACCGAGTTGATGGTGACGTCCGCGGTGAAGGTGGTCACGCATCCGATGGTGGTGTGCCGCGCGGTGTTGGTGGTGATGGCGTAGGTGCGACCACCGCCCGAGTCGATGAGGGTCGGCACCCAGGTCGTCGGTGTGACCAGCGGAAGGGCGGCATACAACTCATCGAAATTGTCGTTAATCTTCTCGCCGGCACCGCGGAGGGTGTCCCCGGTGTTGTCGTTGCTAATGGTGCCGATGTTGATCGTTTGCTGGGCCATGATTTTATTCCTTGGGGAGAGCGTACCAACCTTCTGCGAGCGTTACACGGTTCTTGGAGAGAACAGGAACACCGTCTGTACCTTTGACCCAGACTCGCGCCTTAACACTCTCAGCCAGGCGCACAGGCTCTCCATGGGGCACATAGACCACACGGGTGGCGCAGCCACAGCTAGACGCCAGACTTATCAATGCGATCCAGCAGCTTTTGTTTAAGCTCAGGGTCTGGTTTGGCATCTTCGGCTGTTGGTTGAGTTTTAGCCAGGCCGGTCAGCCATTTGAGAATAGCTGTCACGATCTGCTCGATGACGTTCATTCCGGTTTCTTGTCGGCATCCTTGGCCCAGATTAGGCCAATGCCAGCGGTCACCGCGGCAATGGTCGAGGCGATGTCGATGTTGGTGCTGGGATCACCATCGAAGGTGGCCTTCAAGGCTCCTCCAATTGCGACAAGGATAGCACCTACACCGGCGAGAGTTGTTTTCGTGTTTTTCATTTGGATTTAAATAAGCGATACGCTCCGTAACAGGCGCAAAGTAAGCCAATCACAGCGGTGATAAGCCTTACCCAGTCGGTGAGCTGTGGAATAAACGAAACAGCGGTGGCACCTGCTGCCGCTGCCAGTGATAGCCCAGGGCTGCTGTTCGTTGGTTGCATTACTCGTTAGGATGGACGGCTTCAACCACCGGATTCGCCAGCTTGTAAGCCGCGACAACCGCCGGAGTCCACAGCGCATTCGCAATATTTACCACCTCGGTCGGCTGCCCTTCCAGCGAGTCACCGGGGTTGAGCGTGTACTGCGAGGTAATCTCAGAACCGACAACCGCGCCATCGTTGTCGTAATCGATTCCGGTCGTCACGAACAGCGAGTTGTTCTGGTTGACCTGCACTGAGACGATATCAACTGGTACGATCATTGGATGGTGGGTTGGAGGTTGGTGTTGTAAGCGGTAATCGCGGCAGGAGTCCAGACAGCGTTGGCAATCGCTACGACCTGTTCAGGCTGACCCGTAAGGTCAGAGCCGGGAGCGAGGCAATAGCGTCGGAAGGTGGAGGCTTTGACAACCTCGCCATCGACGATCTGGTCCGACAGGCGAACCTGAAGGACGGTTGAAGGAAGAACCTCGCAAAGCGAGAAGATAGAGCGTTCTGTTAGCATAGGGTTAGACGGTGTAGGTGTGGTTCACATAAAAGAATCGACCAGATCCAGCGTTG